GACATTATACACCACCGGTGCGAGGTTGGACAAATGCTTCACCATCTTCTACTTTGGTTTCAAGAGCTTCTACTCTTTCTTCAAGAGACGCATCTCTTGCTGGAGCAGGTTCTTCCCAAACGGGTTCTGGTGCGGGAGTCTCAACTACAGTTTCTGTTCTTGCTTCTTCTTTCTTGTGGTCGTCGTCATCGTCGCCACCTTTCTTCATTGTATTAATACCGAAAGTAGCAGCAGACGCTGTAAAGACGGTCGCAATGAAAGTTGGGTCCATCTTAGATAGAGCACCAGCATAACTTGCGGTAAGAAGAGCAGCAGACCATCCAAGGATGGCAATACGAATAACTTGCCCCAAAGCATTCTCCTTTTTCTTGTCCATCAGTTTCCGTGTGTGATGAAGTCTAAGATATTTAGAAAAATCAGAACCTAAATTTCACTTTTGCAGCAACGGAATTGTTGGTTACGCCATCAATTACGCTATGCGATCCTTCAACAAAAACAACTTGTTTTACGTCAATAGAAGAAGAAACTTCATAAGAACTGTCAGTAGCATAAGAACCCTCAACTGCGAAACCAATTAGATCCTTTTTCTTACCACCAAATCTTGTTTCTACTCTGGCACCAATTTCACCAACGTGAGTGGTATTATTAACAGCAGCAACAGTTCTTGCTGATTGTGATGAACCAGTTTCGGTATAAGCATCTCTCTTTACATTGCGAACTGTATGACCGATAAATGGTTTAAACCATCCAGAATTGTTTGTGTAGAGTCTATTATTGACCCACCATTGCTGTCCTTGTGTCTTACCCCAGTTTCCAAACTGATATTCAAGTGTTCTGGCATAATCATATTGATCATTTGATAATCCAGCATTTGTTACAAGTGCCAAGTGCTTACCGTGTAAGCTACTGAATACACCAAAGTGATCTCTCTTAAGATGTGAGATACTATCAGAACCTTTCATCTCCGTGTAGAGATTGTTATATTGACCACCGATTGTCCATCCCTTAGTGACATCAACTTCCAATCCAGTGCCAAAGGCAGTAGTAAATCCTTTATAAGCATCGGCATTATAAGACTTCATTAAACGATTGTTTTCAAATAGTCTTACTTTTTCCTTTGTCTTAGAAGGTAAATGATTAAGAGACTTATTAGAAGCGGCACTTACTTTATCAAGTGTTTCCAACTGATCAATACGACCAGAGAAGTCAGCATACTGGTGTGAAGTAGCAGACTGACTTGAAGAACTTGTGGTGACTACAGGTGTTCCGTTTGTAACTACGGTTGAACCATCACTATAAGTGTCAGTTGTGACTGGTGTAGTTGTTGTGGTTGTTGTGGTTGTAGCAGTAACTGTGGTGGCAGCATCAAAATTAAGTGTCTGCTTTCCATCACTCTCAGAAGATGTGTGAGTGATAACTGTATTGGAAGTATAGATTGGAGAAGCAACGCTTGCGGTTACATTATAAGTAAGGGCACTTGATACCACAGTTGGTGTTGAGACTGTACCAAACTCCTGAACATCAGGAATACCATTCTGGTTAGCATCACCAGAAAGAATTGCTGATGATAAAGAAATAGTATATGAGAGAATGTTTGAATCCATAGGCATCCAATCTGCTGTTGAATAGCAGGTGGTGCAGTATGATTCAGGATCTCCAAGAGGAATATAAGTAAAGGTATAATCACCAGCAGTAAGTCCAGTGAATGTTACACCTTGCCAGGTATATGATGTCTGGACATTTGTATCATAAGGAACGAGTTGTGTTCCATCTGATGTGAAATAGTTTGTACCAGGAATCAAACCAGCAGGTGTTGATCCTTCAACAAGAGTGAACTGAGTAATCGTCGGTGCAAAAGTATTTCCATTTGCTCCTTCAAGTTTTAATTCACCTTCATTAAAGGTGGTTCCGCTGTGCCAAGAACCGTACCAAAAGGTGACCCCACCAGACCCATCTCCAACATAACCAATAGAGTTAGTGTGCGACAGTGCTGCTGTTGGACTTAATCCCAACGCAATGGCACCTGCGGCAGCAAGTACTTTTTTTGTAGACATAAAAATCCCCTGAACTTCGTGTGACTAAACTAAGAAGTAAAGAAATCACAATGTCCAGAGGACTTATTTCTATTTTGGATCAAACCATTTTAGGTATTTATCCTTTTTTCCACGCTTCGCCTTCTGCCTTACGGCGGCGAGCAAGACCTGCTTCTACATTTGAACCAGGGTTTCTGTAGAGATAAAGAGCATCAGGAACCAAGTCCCACTCCTTATTCTTCAGACGCTTTGTAATAGTATTGAAATTATCGCCGCCGTAGAAACCAGCGCCAAGATTATACGCAAAACTGAGTAGAGCACCTCGTTTTCCATCTGACATCTCATTCCAGTGTGGAATCTTTGTGAGTGCAGGAATAAACTGGTTCTTGCACTGACTAATCAGAAGTTCATCTGCTTCTGCCTGAGTAATCTTATCGCCCATCTGGAATGGTTTTCCATTCTTATCTCTAGTCGAACCCCAACCGATTGTGATAGGAAGTCCGCCAGTCAGAGGGTCAGGATATGCCGAAAGGTGGCATCCTTCAAACTCCTTGATAAGTTTGATGCCCATCATTGGAACATCACCAGAAGGGGCAGCAGAAGCAGCTGGAGCAGCAGGTGCCGATCCAGCACTAGACTTTTTTCCTCTGTAAATCTCCGCCCAGTCTACATTGTCCTCAAGGAACTTGACGGGGAGGTTGTCTTCTAACCACTGAACCGCTTTGATGTGGTTTGGGTTTCTTTCGTCGTAAAACTTGAAAAAGTTATGTAAATCAATCCTTGCCATTTGGTCCTCCAAAATACTTTTGATACAATTGACTTGCTTCTACATGCTTACCGTGATTGGTAAGGTCTTTAATACGTTGTAGAATTTTCCTTCGAAAATTAATCGAATATTCTTCCCCAGCCATCGTTGCCTCCTGGACACCAGCGGTGCTTGAGAACTGCTTTCGTGTAGATAGTCTTTTTACCATTTGTCACTGGTCCAGTATAGTTGTCGTTGAGAGAACCGTAAGGATCATTTACATAATAACCTTTGCCGTCTGGAGTCTTACCAATCACTACACACATGTGACCGCCAGTAGGATTAGATAAAGAACCCCTGTGGAGAATGCCAATAACAACAGGCTTCCCTCTATCAAGGCTCTTATCAATATCAGCAAAGGAAAGATTGTAGCTAAAATGAGACTTAACTCCATAAGCTGACAGAACTTTTGTCTGAACAGCGTGGTCAGTCGTGTCCCCAATCTCAAATACTTTCTTAACATACTCGTCGTCGCCTTTGATGCTTCCTGGCTTGAGGAATGAAAGGCACATAGCGCACGACGAACTGTTACAAGTTCTATGTGCATCTCTGTAGTTATCTACCTGATTGTAGTAAGGAACAGCAAGAACTTCTGGAGTTGGTGGTTTCGTTCTGAAAATACCGATCCAATCAGATTCGGAATCATCCATAAACTCAGCAGGTAGGTTATCTTCTAACCACTGAACTGCTGCTACATGGTTTGAATTGCTGTCATCGTAATACTTGAAAAAGTTATGAAGATCAAGTGTCATCTTCTTCTCCTAAAAACTCTAATGAGAAAATATCATGTTCTGGAATTTCAGGATCCAACCATTCACAAAATTCTGTTTGGATCGCACGGGCATCTTCAATATTTTTCTCACAGAGAGTATGAATACGATCAACTGCCCAATCATGTGTCTCTTGAAGCGTCTGTTCCAAAGTTTCCATAATCTTTTCGCATGTAGCGTCCTAGAATATTGCTATTGTAGTACGCTGGCGTTCCGTCGTCAAGAGATTCTTTCAACACATTATTTAGAAAAAGTTGTTTCGTTTCTTCATAATTACAGTCTCCTTTTGCTTCGTGGAGACTTAAAATTTCTCTACTGAAGATCTCTTTTCCGTACTTTTTGATGTCTTCCTTTAACTCTGGGCAAGAACCATAGTAACGCTTCCAGTCTGATTCTTGTTTTACTCTTCTCTTTTTTCCTGGTGGCGTTCTGAAAGCCCAAAAATACTTTCTACCAATGTATTGTCGTTGGTTGGACTTATTGGTAATGAGATAAACAAACCCAAAGTAGTTCCCAATATTATCAGTGTCAAATACATCGCCATTGTATTTCCACGGATTATCATAACTCATACTTTAGAATTCTATGAGCTATTATTTATCTTCAACCGGGACAAAGGTAGTCTAACTACAATTTGAGTTCTTGTCAAGCTCTTGATAAATACTCAATAAAGAGTTATAATATGGCGGTATACGTCAATAATATTACTATTAATACGGGAGAATATTTTTCAAGAGATTTTTACTTGGATAATGTTGATGGAACTCCTTTAAACTTAACTGGGTATTCTGCAGCATCTCAAATTAGAAAACATCCAGAAAGTTTAAATCCAACTGCAACATTTAATGTTGGATTTATAGATCGTTCAAATGGAAGAATTCGAGTTTCGTTAGCATCAACAACAACAGCAATAATCAAACCTGGAAGATATGTTTATGATGTGTTATTCACTGATAACACAACTAAAAAGTCAATAGTAATTGAAGGTAATGTTTTAGCGACTGAAGATATTTCTGAAAACTGCGTAATCACTTCATATACTAATCAAGAAGTAGGTGTAATTATAGAAGGAAGTACCTCTGCAACACCACAAATAACCGTTAATGATATAAACAGTTATGGTGTAGTTCATATGGGAGTTAATTTTAATGAATGTAGTACTTTTACAGCGGGTTCAAGTAATACAAGAGATCTACTAGAAAACTCAACAACAAGAAACCAAATACTTGCATATATCAGATCTGGTGGTGTTGTATGGTTAAATGTGGAATGGTGGAATAGAAATTCTGGTGGAGTAGGATGCTCAAATAGAGCAAATATTAATTCAATGCTCACTCTTCTTGAAACTGAAATTAGAGCTGTGAATGATGTTGCATTTGTTGGAACAGCAACAAGATCTACAAATACATCTGTAGTTAATAGTGACTTTCCTGCTACTCAAAGTAATAATGCTTCTGTAATATTTTCTGGTGGTACTTCTGTTTATCTTGGTGGTACAGATGTAATAACCACATATGAAAAAATTGGAAATGGAGTCCTTTATGTTAGTGGAGATAGTAATACTTTTAGTGCGGGTGCCTACCCCTCAACTTATTATAACGCACTCAGAAACCTAGTACTCTACGGATAAATACTTAAAAAACGATGTCCGTATATGTAAATAACCTTACTATCAATATCGGAACAGACTTTGTACAGACTTATGATCTGTATCAGAGTGGAGGCAAGGTTATTGATCTAACAAATTACAGTGCAGCATCAAGTCTAAGAAAGCATAGAGATAGTGGAACTTCTGTAAGTTTTGTTGTTGGATTTCCTGATCGTAAAAATGGAAAAATAAAGATATCAATTCCAAGTTGGACAACTACAAGACTCAAACCTGGAAGATATGTTTATGATATTTTATTAACTAAACCAAATGGTGATAAGGCAATTGTTGTTGAAGGAACAATCAACGCTCGTGCTGGTATTTCAACAGGTTGTTCTTTTGCACTACCAACAAGTGCTCAAAGACTTTGTATCGCTGTCATTGATGAAAACAGTGAAACTTCTGCTTCTGGAATGGGAACATTGTGGAATCAATTTAGAACTACATATCCCAATAGAACTTTTTATCTTTTACAACCAACAGCAGTAGGATTTGGTGGATTGGTAAATAATACTAATTACACTACACTTAAATGTCCTGATAATTTCTTAAACGAAACAACTGTAAACGTCTCACCACTGATCTAAAATGGCTTTCGATTTTACTCCACCATTTACTCACGGTCCAATATCTGATTCACATAGCAATGAAGACCTCATTAAAGCACTTAATGACGAGTATAATGATAATGCGGATGAGTGGAATGAACGCCTTCCTTGGTATCTCAAACCAGACAATATGGGAACACCTGACGGATCTATAGGCATTTGGCCAGCAGCAATTACATATGGAACTTGGTGGAAAAGACAATTTTATTTTCTTGGTCCTGGAGAAAGTGAAGCAAATCCTTTTGAAGTTCCTTTTACTCCAGAACAAAAAAAATCATTTTTGTCAAGAATGGGAGACAGTTGTGATCCAAAAGATATATTAGAATCTTATAATAGACAAAGAAAAAGCAGTGCGGCATTTGAAAACACATATTACAATTTAGCGTCTCCAAACAGGTCATTTACTTGGGAAAATGGTTGTTTATGTATAAAGGATAGATATAATTTTGAAGGTATTGGAGATTTTGGTGGTGCTAGTGCTGCTACTGCACTTTTAGGTGCATTACTATCAATTCCAGGTACACCAGCAGTTATAATGAATAGTATGTTAAGAGGTCTGGCTGGTGATGAACCTGAAGATTCAGATCCGTTTTCTATATGGAGAAGGGGTGGTCGAACAATAGCAAGAGCATTGCCGATATATTTAAAAAATTGTTTTTGTCCAGATGACGTTGATGAAAACGGAGATCCTTTATTATGCACTGCAAATCCGGCGTTGTACAGATGTGCAATTAATAGCGGACTAATAGAACCAAATATATCTAATGCTTGTTTTAATGGTAATGCTTGTATTCAAGTTGGATCTGCTCAACCTTCACCAATCCTAGGATTTCCCTCATATGCACCATATGCAACAGAAATAATAACGAATGGAGTAGATTTTACTTTTGGTGGTGGTGGAAATTATCCAAGACCATTTACTAGTTTTTCTCAAAAGATAGTAGAAGCAAACAATGCTCTTGGTCCATTTGCAAAATTAGGAAGCATATCTGGAAGACTTATAACAATTCCAAGCGGTTTGGGGCAAGGTGAACTTGGATTTGCCTGTCAAGATTGGTATAACTTTGATGATGGACCTTACGCATTAGATGGCAATCGTGACTTATATCCATCAAAAGCAGAGTGGTGGAGCACGTGTATAAAGACAAGAGTTTCAGCAAGGTTCTTACCATTTAGTAGTAGACCATGGGTTGATGTCGAAGTTGCAGCAGAATCTTTTACTGATAATAACGCAACAGATGTATACAGTACAGATTATCCGATGGCGGCAGCAGCATTAGGTTCTATAACTGCTCCTATTTTGTTTGCTTCATTGCCTTCATCACTTCTTATTTTAATTTAAAATGCCAAAGCCAACGTTACAAAATAGAAGATATTTTAAAGAATTTCTAAAAAGATATAGAGATAAATTCACAAGCAGAATCCAAAATTGTCAGGTTGATGACATTTCTGCAATGTTCTCGCAATCTATTGCAGGTCTTTCAACTACTGCAAACGTTAATCTTTTATTGGTAAGTGGTCAGAAATATGATGATACTATTGATATAGATTTCATTTCTGATGGATCATTAATATATTTCCCAGCAAACTCTGGTGATTATATCAATGTAGGATTAAATTCTTTGAGATACCAACTTTATTTTTCTTCCGAAGATGGAGGAATAACTTTTGACAATACTACCTATGGTCTGAATGATACCTTTGATATTGGTACAAAATCATTTACCGTTAAAGCACTAGGTGGTGCTTTAGTAGAATCAAATGATGGTCCAGTATATTCATTATCAAGTTTGAATTCCTTAGGTATATCAACAAATTTAGTTTATGAAGGAGATTCTGTTAATTTTGTGATAGAAACACAAAATGTAAGTGCAGGATCAACTTTATATTTCACAACCGCAGGAATAGCAACTCACGCCGATTTTACTGATAATTCTTTAACTGGATCATTTAATGTAATTGGAACTGGAGCAACTACTGGTATTGCAACGTTAGTGAGAACATTAGTTAGGGATTCAATAAATGAATATCCTGATGAAGATTTTAAAATACAAATAAGAACGTCAAGTATTACTGGATCTATTGTTGCTGAAAGTAATCTAATATACATCAAACACAGTGATCCACCCACATATACAGTCGGAGTTTCAACGACAAATATTAATGAAGGAGAATCAGTAGTATTTACAGTTAATTCTTATAATGCTGTTGGTATCGGAACACTATACTTCACAACTAGTGGAACTGTATCTGCTGAAGATTTTGTTGATAGTTCTTTAATAGGGTCATTTAATATCGTCAGTACTGGAGCAACAACTGGTATTGCGACAATTACTAGAACTATTACTAATGATTTAGTAACTGAAGGAACTGAAACATTTAATCTCGAAATAAGAGCAGGTTCTGCATCAACAATATCAGGAACTCTTGTTGCTACTTCTAGTACTGTATATGTAAGTAATGCTCCGATTCCAACATTTGATGTTGGCATATCAACAACAACGATTAATGAAGGCGATGCTGTTGAATTTACAGTCAATACAACTGGATTTAGTACATCAATTCCTCTTTACTATAGCACTGGTGGGTCAGTAACTGCGTCCGATTTTACTGATTCTTCTTTAACTGGTTCTTTCAATCTTGTTAGTACTGGAGCAACTACAGGAGTTGCAACAATTACAAGAACACTTGCTTATGATTTTGAAAGTGGTGCAGCAGACACATTTAATCTATCAATCAGAACTGGATCAACATCGGGAACTGTTGTTGCAACCAGTTCAACTATTACGGTTAATAATCTAACACCATTATTTGAAGTTATACCATCTACAACTTCAGTAAATGAAGGTGGATCTGTAGTATTTACAATCAATACAGTTAATGTTGCTTCTGGAACTAGATTATATTACAGTATTAATGGAACTGTATCTTCTGCAGATTTCTCTAATCCATCTTTAACTGGTGGATTTGATATTGTTGGAACTGGTGCTACCACAGGTATTGCTACAATAACAAGAACTTTAGTAAAAGATTTATCTTTTGATGAAGCAGAGACATTTATCTTTAATGTAAGAACTATATCAAATTCTGGACCAATTGTTGCAAGTAGTCCAACAATAACAGTAAATAATATTGTTCCAACTTTTTCGGTTGTACCTTCAACATCAGTAGTTAATGAAGGTTCGACAGTATCATTTACTATTACGACAACTGATGTTGCAAATGGTACTCTTCTTTATTGGACAATTCTACAAACATCTGGTGTTGTCTCTGCTTCAGATTTTTCTGATGCCGCTATTAGTGGTTCATTTGCTATCAATAACAATACCGGAACTGTCAATAGAACTATAGCATCTGATAGATCGACAGAAGGTTTAGAAGCATTTAAAATTGAAATTAGATCATTTTCAACTTCTGGAGACGTTGTTGCAACATCATCTGCTGTTACAATCAATGACACCTCCTTAAACGTTGGTCAGAACGCAAATGGTTTAACTTTTGGTCCAATTCAAGTTAATAGAGATGGTGAAAATGGTGGAATAGTATCGGACTGGTATTCTATATGCGGAATAGATAATCTTCCAGAAGGTTCTTCAATTGCTCTGTTTATTGATACATCTGGAAGTATGACACAAGCAACAATACAAGCATCTTATAATCTATTGGTTCAAAAATTAAACGAAAAAAATATTACAATTACAGCAGTAACTAATCCAAATGAAGACTGGATTACTCCTTTCTTAGTTGATTTGCCATAAATATTTTAAAAACCGATGGCAGTCACATATACCGCAAACTTAGTCATTTATACTGGAACTGATTTTGATCAAACTTTTCTTTTAGAAGATGATAAAACCAATAGTGCTTTAAACCTAACTGGTTATAGTGGTTGTGCTCAACTTAAGAGATATGAGTCTTCATCCAAGACAGCAGACTTTACAGTGACTTTTGCAAATGATAGAACGACTGGAAGAGTCACTCTATCAATTGGATCTACCACTAGTGCTGCTATTAAACCAGGAAAATATTTTTACGACCTATTATTAAACAGTCCCACTGGAACTACAACAAGAGTTGTAGAGGGGACTGCTTTAGTTAAGAAATCAGTAACTCGTTAATCAGACAGGTGGAAGTTTAGGAAGAGCAACTTGACCTGCTTTTTGCTTTTGGAGTTCCACTGCTTTTGGTCCAAGTTGCTTTGCAGCATCTGGAGTTAATGCACCAGCACCTGTTGATCTTTTAATTGGGAAACTTGGGTCACCCATCTCAACAATGCTCTGAATAAATTCAGAATCCATCTGCATCATGACATAATGTGCTTCTTCTACGGTATCTGCGTGCCCCTCAGAGAGGAGATACTCAAGAACTAAGTCATATGGACCGTATTCGTAAGAAGACTTAACAGTCTCTGGTTTTGGTTTTGGTTTTACATTGTATCTTTCATCATTTGCCCAACCAGGATCACCTTTTTTCAAAAGAGGTTTAGCAGGAGTTTGCGCTGCTGTAGGTGCCGCTGATTGTGCAGGTGCCGCTGGTTGCACAGGTCTGATTGCACGAAGTTCGGCAGCCTGCTTTGCCATTTGACTTTGACCAGTACCAAGTTGCTGACCAGTTGGACTTACTTTTTTAGCAAGAGTATCCTTATACTTATCACGCCAAATTGCGAGACCTTGATCTCTGACTTTTGCCATTTGAACAGGGTCTCCACTCTTTCTGGCGGCGGCAGCAGCAGCCATATATTTCGCTACTGGAGACGCTTGTGGGGTAGCAGGTGCAGGTGCTGGTTGTCTAGCAGGAGGTTGTGTTGCGGCTGGTGCTGGTTGTGCAGGTGCTGGTTGTCTAGCAGGAGGTGTTGATGCTGGTGGCGTAGAAGCAGGAGGTGTTGATTTCCTCGCTTCTGCTTCTGCTTTTCTTTTTGCCTCTTCCTCTGCTTTTTTCTTTGCCTCCGCTCTTGCCTTTGCTTGGGATTGTCTTTCTAACTCCTGAACTTGTTTATCAGCCTCTATTTGACGAGAACCTCTTCTTCTCTTATAATCTCTTTCAAAATCAGAAAGTTGCTGAGGTGTTAAATCTTCTGCTTTTTTGACCAATCTTCCCTTTTCATCATATAAACCAGGAATTCCACCTCTATACCCGTAATCTACTCCTTCTGGAAGTCTCATCACTCAGCGTCTCCTAAAATAGTTTTTTTCCAATTATCACTCATATTTTCCACAATTACAGAAGCCTGCTGTTCAGTTGTAGCGTATCCTTCATCTAAAATATACTTTACAAGAATAACTTCTTCATTCACTTTCACAACTTTACCATTTACCATTTTATATCCAGCAGGTAAAGATATTGGTTTTTCGGTGGCAGGTTCTGCTGGATCTGTAGTTGGTCTTGGTCTAGGACTTGGATTATATGTGGGATCAGTTTGCTGTCTTGTCTGTCTTACCCAAGGTCCAAGATTTCTAGTAGTATCAAGACCCCACTTAATTGCACTACCAACCCCACCTTTGGTTACTAATTTATCCAAAGCACCAAGACCAGCAACACCTCCACCAGCAATAAGAGATCCTATAGCAGCCTTTTCAACACCTTTAGCAAGACCATATAGTTTTTCACCCGCTTTTTGCTGTACTTTTTGAAATACTGGATTTGTAGATTTAGTTGTTCTTTCCAGTTTTTTAGCTGCTTTTTCTGCTTGTTTAGCAGCACTTGCCTTTTGCCATCCAGAAGCTAGGTTTTGGAGAAATCCGGGAGCTTTTTGAGCAGTTTGCTGAACTTGCTGTGCTGCCTGCTGTACTGGTTTTACATAGGGTCTAGCACTTGCAAGTTGTTTAGAAATGTTTAGTGCAGATGTGCCTTTTTTTGCTTTCTCTAAGGCACTGGCTAATTGCCCAAAAGACATTAAACCTTTTTCTACACCTTCATTTAATACATCAATATCAGAATTGCAAATGATGAAAAGTTCTACAATATTGTCTTCGTCAAGAAGAGATATATCATATCCACTCTCGTCAAGATATTCGATAAAATCACCTACATTTTCATAAAGATTATTTTCTTGCGAATAGACTGACTTATATGCCTCTGATAATCCTTTAGTTATATTGGAAGACATTTTAATAATAAATTACTACTTTATAGTAGTATTTATTATTTTATATTTCTTAAATTTGGAGTTCTTACAGGTTTAGATGAAGGAGTAATTGGCTTACCTTTTGCAAAGTCCATTAATGCAGTTCCTGCTCTTCTAGCAAGATCAGTTTTTGGATTAGGTGTCATTCCTGGTATTACTCTTGCAGTTTTATCGACCAAGGAACCCATTTGTCCCTGATTAAAAACTCTTGGGGCATAAGTAACAGGACTATATGGTTTAGCAATACCATATGCTGCTCCTACTCTTTCTAATGGACTCTTACTACTATCAAAAACATCAGGAATATTTGCAACTCTAGTGAGATTTTTTAATGCTGATTTACCATATTGTACATATGGATTTTGAGTTATCTTCTTTACCATTGGATTGTTTAAAGGATTTCCAATTTGAAATTCATCTAATTGATACGCTTCTTGATAAAACTCTTTAAATGTTTTCATTTTACCATCTCCTTTCCTTTTTGATAAGCATCATAACTTTGTCTTACCTTATTTACTGTACCAACTGCTTGTTTATAAAAATCGGTAAATGACTTTTTAGCAGATGTGGGAATTTTAGATTTTATAGATGGAGGTATTGACTTTTTAATATTCTCCAATGCTCCTTGAGACGTTAATTTCTTACCAGGATCTCCAGTAACTGCTTTATATGCTTTTGATGCTAATTCTGTACCAGCACCATATCCAGCAACACCACCGGCAACTGCTCCAGGAAGACCCAATACAGATCCTACTCCAGATCCAATACCACCACCAATAAGTCCGCCAAGACCACTTGCGATACCAGCACCGAGTGATCTTCTCTTGCTGCTTCCTTCTGCTCTTGAAATATCATACACTTGCTTAGCTTGTATTCCAGCACCAACAATACCAGCTGCTCTACCTGCTGATCTCCAAGCTTTAGCAGTTTGCAATGCTCTTGCTGCTTTTTCTTGAGAGATAACCTTTGATGCTGCCTTAGCAAAATCATCAGCAGTTGAAGCCTTTGCTGCCTGAGCAACTGTTGTTACTTTTGGTTTTACTGAAGCAACACTAAGTGCTGGTGCTGTTGGTTTTACTGGCTGAGGTGTTGTTACTTTTGGTTTTACTGATATAGGAGTTGTTTTTGGTGCTTTTAGTGTTTTTGGTAATGAGGTATCACCAAGATTAATATTCTGAGGTTTTGGTGCTGTTGGTACTGAAACAGGTTTTACCTGCTTTGGTGCAACTTGTGCTTTTGTTGGTGCTAGTGGAGACTGTGGAGTTACTGTTACTGGTGTATTTTGCTTGTTAATTGCTGCTAGTAAGGATCTTTCACCTGCAGTTTGTCTTGCTAATCTTTGTGTTTCTTTGGCAACATCCCTATTAGCTTGAGCACCTTGTGGAGTATCAAGTTCAAGATCTGCCCTAAATTTAGCATCAGATGCTTGACCTGCCGCACTAGTGCGTGTGCGAGTTCTACGTCCTTCTTCTCTAGCTTGATATGCAGCGAATTCCTGTCCCCATTTATCAACCCTTGCTTTTGCTTTTGGATCTCCAGTCTTTGCAGCAGCTGCTACATCATCAATCTCCTTTATTCTTGCACTCGGATCTGGCCAATTTGGATAATCAGTTGCTCTAACTCCAGGACGATTTAAAGGTCCCATTGCTAAAGATTTTTGATATATTAAAGCAGCATCTGGTTTTAATTGCCCGCCACTATAATATTTTACATCACCATATCCTTTTACTCTAGAAGATGTAGAAGGTGATTCTCCAGATGAAGTTGAACTAGAAGAATATGGATTTGCTGTAACATTTTGAGTATTTACAGTTGCACTTCCCCTTTTTCTTCTTACAGGTACATTGGAAATAACTGATGTTTCAATAGCAGGTCTAGCACCCTGGTTTGCTTCTTGTATTAATTCCCTAAACGACTTCATCTCTATCAACACTTTTTAGGTATTTATAAAAAAAGGAGGGTGTTACCCCTCCTCCTCTGTTGATTTCATCCACTCTTTACAATAGTCATAGTCGCCAAACATAAACTCATCACACTCTGCCGCTTCTTGGTAGGCATTCAGAATTTCTTGTTCGACCCATTCATCATAATTGGAATCCTGAGAAAGTATCTTTGGTAACATCCTGCTTGATTCCCCCGACAATATATGACTCGACCTCTGTTTCCTGTGGTGCCACTTGAAGACCCTTCGAAGAAATCCAATGCTCCGTCCAAGGAAGTGGATTATTCTTTGCTGGAATGTCATAAAGTGGTTTGAGTCCGATTGCCTTCATTCTACGATTTGCAATCCATTCGACATACTGCTGTAACAGTTTGTCATTTAATCCAATCATCGATCCATCCTTGAACAGATACTCTGCCCAAAGTTTTTCTTGATTCACAGCATTCTCAAAGGTCTTGTAGACCCATTGCTCTTCCTCTTTGGCAATACGTGCCATCTCTGGGTCATCACCCTCCTTCCACTTATTCATAATGTTTTGAGTAATGACCAAGTGCTGGTTTTCATCCCTTGCAATTAGTGAGATGATTTTTGCACTTCCTTCCATAAGCTTGAGTTCGCCAAAAGCAAAACTGCAAGCAAATGACACGTAAAAGCGAATGCCTTCAAGAATATTAACGTTTGCAACTGCTCGGAAGAGTTTGCGCTTGAGTTCATACCTTGCCTCTTGTGCGTAGGGGACTTGCTCTAATGCGTGTTGCCATTCGTCAGAGTTATCATAACGATGTGCTGCATTGATAAAATCGTTATACGCTTGAGTCACACTCACCGCACGCTCCATAATACGGTCCTCTTTGAGAATCGTATCGAAAACTTCAGATGGGTCTGAATAAACATTTTTGATAATATAAGTGTATGAACGGGAGTGGATCATCTCCATAAACTCCCATACCTTCATACACGCTTCCAGTTCAGGAAGGGAGCAGTATGGAGCAAATGCCATACCAGGACCCCTACCCTGAACAGAGTCCAGCATAACCTGATACTTCAGATTACTGGTGAAGATGTGCTTTTGCTCAGGACGTAGCATATGATAGTCGCTACGGTCCTTTTGCAAGGAGACCTCCTCAGGTCTCCAAAAGTATCCCAACTGTTGTGTTGTTAGTTTGTCGAAGATTGGATATTTGTAAGAATCGTATCTCTGAACTCCTAGTGGTTGTCCAAAAAACATAGGTTGCTTTTTGGTATCTACTTCGTTTGAGTTAAAAACCGTCATGGAATCTACCATCGGTTTATCCTCTAAACCTGTTTTAAATCTTACAAGACTCACAATCTTCCTCCTCTGCGTTTTCTAGTTGAGAAATTAAATTTTCAAGACTTTCTCTGGTTTCTTCAACCTCGTCGGTCTTGTTATCATAAGTGTTTTGATAGTAACTGGTCTTCCAACCGTACTTATATGTAGTCAAAAGGTCCTGTGCCATTACTGAAGTAGGAACTTCATTATCTGGGTAATTTTCTGGATTATAGGACCAGTTTCCAGAAATCGCTTGATCGAAGAACTTCTGCATAACAGCGACAACACTAATATACCCACGGTTGCTAGGCATATCCCAAAGAAGCGTATAAGCATTCTTAAGTGTTTGATACTGGGGAACAATCTGCTTGAGAGGTCCCTTCTTCGATTTCTTAACGGACAAGTACCCTCTAGGAGGTTCGATTCCGTTTGTGGCATTTGACACAACGGAACTGCTCTCTGAAGGCATCTGTGCGGACAACGTGCTGTTCCGTACTCCGTATTGCTTAACCTGTGCTCTAAGACCTTCCCAATCATATTTCAGTTCGTTGGGGACGATTTCATCAACGTCCTTCTTGTATGTATCAATCGGCAGAATGCCCTGACCATACTTGGTACGATGAGAGTATTCACAAGCACCCTTTTCTTTAGCAAGATTGACTGTTGATTGAATCAGATAATATTGGAATGCCTCAGTGAGGTCATGTACTGTTTTCCAGGCATCCTGAGAGTCGTAGGAATACCCGTGCTTGGCGAGATAGTGTGCTAGACCAATATAACCGATACCAAGGGAACGACGTGCCTTGGTGGCGATTTCTGCTGCCTTTACGGGGTATCCCTGGAAGTCAATCAATTCGTCAAGAGAACGGACAGAAAGATCACAGAGACCCTCCAACTCATCATTAGACTTGAGTTTGCCGATATTAACAGCACTCAAAATACAGAGGGCAATTTCACCATCAGTATCGTCAATATGCTGAAGTGGTTTGGTAGGAAGAGTAATCTCCTGACACAGGTTGCTCATCTCAACTTTATCCATAAAGGATGAGTGAGAGTTGCAGTGGTCAATATTCATAATATACAAACGACCAGTCTCTGCCCGCTCTTTCAGGAGGTCCAGAAAGAGTTCTTGAGCACTGATAGTTTTTCTTGGAATAGACTGATCTCGTTCATAACGAACATATAACTCGTCAAATCCATCAGTGCCAAAAGCATCATACAGACCAGGAACGGCGTGAGGAGAGAAGAGAGAAATTTCTTCGTTGCGGATGAAGCGTTCATAGAAGAGTTTGGAAATTTGAATGGAATAGTCAAGTTTGCGTACACGATTATCTTCAGTTCCCTTGTTATTCTTCAGGACGATGATGTCTTCGATTTCTTGGTGCCAAATGGGGAAGTGAACCGTAGCTGATCCACCTCTAATGCCATTTTGAGTACAGCATCGGACAGTCGCTTCAAACTTCTTGAGGAATGGAACAACACCCGTGTGCTGAACTTCTCCGCCTCTGATTTTACTGTTGATGCCACGGATTCTGCCTGCGTTGATACCGATGCCCGCCCTTTGTGCAACATATCTGCCAATAGCCATATCGCTAGTAAAGATACTATC